CTTTGGCGTAAATGCGGGTGCAGGGCGTTCAATCAAGACCCTGCAAATTGCCGTGGGTGTTACACCTGACGGGGGCTTTGGCCCCATGACTCTGACGGCGGTCAAAGCCATTGACCCACATGAATTAATTGAAAAGTTTAGCCAAGCCAAAGAAGATTTCTATCGTTCTCTTAGCCAATTTCCAACCTTTGGCAAAGGCTGGCTAAACCGTGTGACTGACGTTAAAGTTAAAGCCAGTTCAATGCTCGCATAAGCATACGCCGCCAAAGCGGAATGTGCGGCTTGATGTTGTTGTAACGGACAAGCGCGCGCGCCGTGCGCCCCGTCCAATTAGCGTCAGTCTTGTCAATATTGTTTCGCGCAGTAGTCACAATACCCCTCCTTTAGTTTGCTACAGACTTGCCCGCACCCGTCGCAGACCCATTCTGGCGGGTAGACGTGGGGCTTCTCACGGGTGTTAAACAGCCACAAGAGCGCCGCTACCATCAGCGCCATTGACGCGTAGAACCACATCATCATTTCGTAAACTACCATTAGCCACCTCCAATTGTTATGATTCTGACCTGCTCTTTAGCAGCGCGTCGAGCGTTGATTTGCAACGCCAAGGGCATTTGATATGCACCCTTGACTAGCCGAGGCGGTGCGGCGGCTATAAACGCCTCCAAGAGTGCGCGGGGGTTTGTTGGGCCACCTTTTAGTACACTTGCCGCCAAACCAAGGATTGCGCCCTCAGAGTCGGGGCTGTACCCCATTGTCCGTAGTTTGTGCGCGGCGACTGAGTAAAGATTTTTCATATTTGTCTTTTAAGATGTGGATGTCTACGCGAAGCATAAGGTGCTGATGGCGCAGCCTGGCAATGTCGTCGTCGATTTGGGCTAGGTTTTCGACGATCTGTTTGTAGACTTGGCTTTCGGTCATGTGTTTTTCCCTTTAAACAGATTCTTTGCTGCTTCAAAACCTTCTTCCCAACCGTTGTGATAATCAGATGTTGGCGGCTCTACATAGTCAGGCGGTTCAGTAGATGCTTGCTCAGGCTTGGCTAACTCGCGCTCATCTTGGCGCACTAGTTCGGCAAAACGTTCAAGCTGTGCATTGCCCGTATAGCACTCACCCCAATCTTTACTAAACGTTAACCCCGCTTGTTTGGCCAACTCTTTTAATCGTTCGTTCATAATCTGCCCCCCTTCCACATATTGAACTGTCGGTTCATTACCATAATTTCTTCAGCTTGAAGCATGACGGTTTCAGCCAATGTTTTAACGTCCTCTTGCAATCGACGTATGTATTCAGCGGTTTCGATCTGTTCTTCTGGCTTCATAACGTAACCATGCTCAAGGTAGCGCAAGATGTTTTCAAGTGTCATGGCTGTAATCCAAAGGGGTTATGGGCGTGTTTAATAACTAAGTTTTCATAGTCATCGATCTTGGTTAGGCTAGGCTGCGCTAACACATAGGTAGCACGCTCTTTGCCGTCGCCTAAGCGTGTGACAATGCCTTTCATCTGCAAGCGCCCCAAGGCGCTGTAGATGCTGCTGCGCTGTACTTTGCAATGGTCGGCTAGTTCTTGTGCAGTTTTAGGCGCGGCGCAGAAAGCTACTATTTTGTCGAGGGTTTTCATTTCTGCCACCTAGCGCGGATTGCTTTGGCAACTTCACAAATGTCGTCGCGCCCAACAGGCCAATTATCAACCAACCGAGCGCAAGCCTCGCGCTCCATCAGAATGGCATTTTCAACAGCCGCAACCATTGCGACTTTGACCTGCCTTTTGCAGTCTTCAAAACCTTTTTCGTAGGGGGTCATTTCAACACCTCCGCTGATTTCAGCTTGCCTGTCTCACCGTCAAAAGTGCATCTGATGCAGTTAAATTCCCTACCCCGCAAGTCTGTTGGCGTATGCGCCTGTGAAAACCGCAAACCAAGCAAAAGATTGGATTCTAAATAAAAATTTCTAATGACATCAGCCTTGGGTTCGGGCTTGATGCGGTAGAGCATACCGTCAGCCCAAAGAGGATGCTCTCTGTCCGACCATTGACCATTTCCCTGTAGCGTTTGAATCTGCGCCCCGTCAGCCCACTGCTTGATTAAGTCGGCGTGTTTGTGTTTCATTTCTGCAACCCCTCCTTAACCAAATGAATGATTTGACGGCTTACCGAGCGCGTCTGGCCATCGGCAAGTGCTTTGACAATTTTGAACAACTCAATTGGCATACGGATGGTGACAAAATGGTCTTTCGGTTCTTGTTTCATGGTCTATCCTTAGTTGCTAGTAATTTTTGTGGCCAATAACTGACGCGCTTTAATTGCCGCCTCAGACTTTGGGTCAGCGTCGCGCAAAAGTGCTAAAACGGCTGAAAGTAATTCCATACTCCATTCTTGTAATGCCATGCTGCTCTCCTTATGCCCCCTTGGTCATACCTCGGGGGCGGTTGTTTTAATTATGGCAAATTCTGCAAGCGTAAATCTCACAATCATTTGTGTCGTGATGACGCTTGCGACCAAAAGTAGGAGTTGCGTCAAAATCGTCGCAATCTTCCTCTTCTTCTACATCTAACTCTTTAATTTCAAAATATTTGGCGTTAGTACCGCAGCCCGTAGCGTCAAGATTACGTTCGGTTTCTGCTGCCATCTTGCGAAACTTAAGTTCGCCTGTCACTAAGCTGATGCCCATTGGGCGCACGCATTCTGAGAGCAGCTTGCTGTTGTCAAAGTGTTGGCAGTTTTTGCATAATTTCATGTTGATTCCTTAGTTGGGTTTTGGCGTCTTCAGCGCCTAGACAAACAATAACACAATAATTCACACTTTGTAAATATTCAATCATCTTTTGTTGGTCTTTTGACACAACACCACCTTTTTCTTTTTTCATTTCCACCCAAACACGCCACGCGGGAATGAAAAGATCGGGGATGCCAGGCACTACGCCCTCAACTTTTAACTTCAAAGCACTAGACTTAGAGCGCAAACCACCATTAGGAATTGCAAAAATCAATGTGTCTGCGTAGGTTTGTCTAAACCACGACACAACTCGGGCTTGTTCTAGGTGTTCTGATACGCCCTTTGGATTAATAGTTACCATAATCGCTTCACCACTCTATAAAATTTGCCATCACGCTTATACTCAATCATGCTTGGCGGGTTGGACTGATTCATCTGTTGCACTAGGTAATCCAATGGTGTTGTGGCCTCATTGATGCCCGATAGCGTGGCGTCCGATCGCTGCGCTATGTCATGTAGCAACTGCATAGCTTTGTTGCCCGCATAGCCCTGATTGAGTACCGGAAGGTATTCTGTAATGGGTGGGTCAGTTAAGCCGCCGTAGTAGGTCAGCGACAGCATCTCATTGCCCGAGGCGCGGCTGACGTGTTTGCGCCAACTCCACTCTGTGACATTCATATCCACACCCTCAAGCCCCATGATGTCGTCGTGGCGTAAGGTCAACTTCTTTTCTGGCGCCGGAGGAAACGGTGTACCGCACATGGGGCATTCATGCGCTGAAATGTGGACAATCTCATGGCATACATCGCACACTTTTACGGGTGCTTCGCCCTCGCCATCACCTTTCTTTTTTGATGGCTGCACGTTGGTGATTGGCCCGTGCATCTCGACCACCCCCGCAAAATCCAGCACTAAGCAATGATCGGTGTGTGACTTAGGACGCATCCCACGCCCAGCCATCTGCACATAAAGGCTGGCGCTCATAGTCGGGCGCAGCATGGCGATCAGGTCAATGTCGGGGTAGTCAAAGCCGGTGGTTAGTACGTTGGCGTTAGTCAGCGCACGGATACGCCCCGCCTTAAACTCGGTCAGTATCCTCTCGCGCTCTGCTTTGGGTGTGTCGCCGGTCACACACGCAGCCGTGACACCTTGGTTAATCAACTCTTGGCAGACGTGTTGCGCGTGTTTGACGCCCGCGCAAAAGAATAGCCAGGCTTTTCTGTTGCCCGCCAACTTAATCACTTCACGCACCACGGCAATGTTCTTGTCGTCATTGTCCACGGCGGCTTGCAACTCCGAGTCTATGTACTCGCCGCCACGCTTATGTACACCGCTGACATCCAAGCGCTCTGTTGTTAATTTGCTACGCAAGGTTGCCAAATACTTTTTATGTACCAACTCCTCAATGCCGACGGGGTTAATCAGGGCGTCAAATAATGCGGGCTTATCGGTGATAAGACCATGCCCCAACCTGTAAGGCGTGGCGGTCAAGCCTACGACCCTAAGATTAGGATTGATCGCTTGTAGGTCGTTTAAAAGGCTACGGTAGCCGCCCTCATCCTTGTGGCTCACCAAGTGGCACTCATCGATAATGACTAGGTCAATGTGTCCAAGCAGGGCTGCCTTGGTTCGAACAGACTGAATGCCGGCAAACGTGATCGGCTCGCCTAAATCTTTTTTGCCAATCCCTGCACTATAAATTCCTAGCGGTGCGTTTGGCCAATGCAGTCGCATCTTCTCAGCATTCTGCACAATCAATTCTTTGACATGGGTAAGCATGAGAATGGTGGTTTCAGGCCACTCTTGCAAAGCATTCTTGCAAAGCGCCGCCACAATGTGACTCTTGCCAGATCCCGTGGGCAACACTAAACAAGGGTTGCCTGGGTTTGATTCAAACCATTTATACAACTGGTCGATTGCCCGTTGTTGGTAGTCACGCAACATTTTTAATTCTCCACAATGAAGCTGATGTTTTATTTGGTGACGTGTGACCAACCTTTTCAATTTGTATTGCTTCGTCTTTTTGGCTTTTTAATATTTTTCCTAAAAATCCACCAAATGTATTTGCAGAACGACAATTTCCAAAAGTTTTTTGCATAAACCAATTTTTTTGTTGTGGGTTTTCTTCTAAATAATTAATAAATTGTTGAGATGTAAAAGAAGAATTTTGAAAAATGTTTTTTAATTCTAATAAAACTTGAGAAATGGAACCCGATAAATCAATAACTGCTTCTTTAACAGGCAAAACAGGCTTTTCACTTGCTAAAGTCACAAGCGTTTCATATACATGATCAAAAGCTAAATTAGCAGCATCGTTAGCGGCTTCAATAATAATTGCGTGGATATCTTCAGCAGGAATTTTGTGAATTAATTCTACAAACTGTTTTTTTAACCATTTAGGTGGTTCGTAATTGCTCATTTAAGCAACTCCCATGCAGTTGCTGCACATAGAGGGACTTGTCCATTTCCAATGGCTTTAATTCTGTCCACTTTAGCGGCCACCCCATCATCCATTCTGCAAATGTTGGGTTCAATTGCCCACCAAAATGCATTACCGATACCATTGCTAAATCCACTTGATGCTTTTCTGCTCTTTTTATGCAAAGTTCTTTGTTGTAATTGAGATTCCGATACATACCCGTGTTCGGTGTTGGGTATGATTCTATGCGTTTTTTCAATGCTTTTCGACTGTTGCTGCCGCCGTCTAAACCCATTGTGTTCGGTGTATGAAAGAATGTTTCGTTGTTCGGCTCTAATCCAAATTCTTTCTCTGAGATGGTTTGCACCAACGTCGGCAGCTGATACAACGCCCCATTTTGCATCGAACCCCAACGAGGAAAGGTCTGCAAGGACTGTTCCAAGTCCTCTAGTAGTGAGCATTGGGCTGTTCTCCACAAAAGCGTATTTTGGTCTAACCTCGCCAATGATCCTTGCCATGTGTTTCCACATACTTGATCTCTCACCGTCAATG